TGTGAAGCGTCCGGATGACGTGATGTATCTGGACTACACAGGAAGTTAAGGCCATGGCACAGAGACGGCTTGTTGTTGCAGCACTTCGTGAGCAGGAGCAGGCCGTCTCGCGTGCGTATATTGACGCTGTGAAAAATAAAAAAATTAACATCGGCGAGCTAGAAGCCAAGATTGCCAACGGCGATTTATTCGAGGACGATTTGCTATTAACTGACGCAGAGCTTGCGCCAGTTATCGAAACGCTGCGAGCCGCCACGATTGCAGGCGCATCACTAGAAGGTGCTGCATTTTTTAATGCTAACGCTTCAGCAGTGACGGATTATTTGCAATCAGCCGCGCGGAAGTTTTTAGACGACATGAACGACTCGACGCGCAATGCCGTTCGAGAAGTAACAGCTGTTGGTGTGCAACTTGGGCAGCACCCGCGAAGCATCGCACTCGATTTGGCGGGGCGCATGGAAGGCCGCGAGCGCGTAGGCGGCATCATTGGCCTTAACGCCCAACAAGCGAAGGCCGTCACAAATGCTCGCATCAATTTAGCCAGCGGCGACCCTGAGCTGATGCGCAAATATCTTCGCAACGAACGACGCGACAAGCGATTCGACAAAATTGTCGAACGCGCCATTGAAAACAAAGCGCCGGTGGCGACAGCCGACATCGACAAGATTGTCAGCCGATACCAATCAAGTTTGCTACAGCTTCGCGGAGAGACCATCGCTCGAACAGAAGCAGGGGCAGCGCTCAATTTTGGTCGCCAGACGCACGCGGAAAATATCGCCGCAGAGACGGGAGCGGAAGTCTGGAAGCGCTGGGAAAGTGGCCCCGATGACGGACTACAGAGAGCGAGCCACACAGCGGCGAATGGTCAGGAGGTGCGCATCGACAAGCCTTTTGTCGTGGGCGGTTTTGAATTGCAATTCCCAGGCGATTACTCACTAGGGGCAGACGCTGGCGAAGTCATCAACTGCCGCTGTTCGGTGAGTTATGAAATACGCGAGAGAGAACAGCAGGAGGCCGCATGACCACATTAAGCGACCCGCAAAAGCTGGCCGACATGCTCGGCGTGCAAGTCTCTGTTGTAAATGACTGGGCGGCGGATTTATCCGTGATTGCTGACGCTTGCTTGTCATCACTCGCCCCTGTCACGGCAGAGCGTGCGCTGTACTACCTTGTTGCTTACTGGATTGACGTATCAGGCGGCGAAGTCTCTAGCGAATCACTCGGCGACGCATCGGTCTCTTACGCGCAGAAAAAAGGCGGAATGCAGGCCAATCAATACGGCAAGATGGCGCTGCTATTCGCGCCCTGTCTCGCATCCATATCACCAACAAAGCAATATCGAGTGTGGCTTGTATGAACATTCGCATTCGACAACTGAATCAATACGCCACGCTTTTTGAGCGTACTGGCGTTAATGGCTACGGCGAGCCGAGCTATTCAGCAGGTACGACCATTCGTTGCCGCTGGCAGGACGTGGCGCAAAACCTGATTGACGCGCAAGGCCAAGATTTTGTGAGCCGGTCGGTCATATACGTTGGCGCACAAGCCAAAGCGGGTGATCGCATCGCTTACGGGTCTGGAGCAAGTTTTGCCGACGCTCACGAGATAAAAGTAGTCAACACGTCGCCATCACTCGACGGTAATCAGATGCTGATAAAGGTGGCGGTATGAGCCTCGAACAAGTCGCCATGAATCTCTCAAAAAAGATAAAAGAAATCGAAGGCGCTACTGTGACCGGCTTATACAAAGCTGGCTTGATGATTGAGCGCGAGGCCATCAAAAGAGCGCCAAAAGATACGGGCAATATGCGTAACAGCTTTTTAACAACCAAAGAAAATAATTACGTCGAGATAAAAAACAAGGCCAATTACTCGCTATATGTTCACGAAAACATGGAGGCACGTCACCCGATTGGTGAGGCGAAGTTTTTAGAAAACGCCATTAAAGCGAAAGAAAAAGAGGCGCTGGAAATCATCGCAGACAGCGCGAGGAAGGCCGTATGAGTTCGCCCGCGTTTGCCGTTGCTGAATATCTTGACGATGTGACCAGTCTGGTGGTTGGAACAAATCTTTTTATCAGCAGTGAGCCGCCAAAACCTGATGCGTGTGTGACTGTCTATGACACAGGCGGGAATGCGCCAATCGACAACATGGAAACGCCTGTCGAGTCACGATTGCCGACGATACAGGTGAGGGTGCGCAATAAAACATACGCAGCGGCTTATACACAGGCCGAAGATATTTGTACAAAGATGACGCTGCTACTCGGCCAACACGGCATTAAACAGGCATCGCAGGTCGCGGACATCCTGCCAATCGGAAACGATGAGAATGCTCGCATCCTTTTAACCATCAACTTTGAGCTTTTTATCTAGCTCGGGAGCAATAAAAATGGCAACTAACGCACGCGGCACTGCAATGTGGGTTTACGATACAACCGGCACTGCTGTTGTAAAACTGGGATGCCCGACATCCTACTCAGGCATTGGTTTAAGTCGCGATATCACCGAGTCCGAGGCTTGCTTGGAGACCGGCGAAACAACGAAATTCACCGGTAACCTGAAAAAGAATGACATCACAATTAACATCAATTGGACTGCTGAAAATAGCTCCCACAAGCTGATGTGGGATGCCGTTGCAAACGGAACGGAAGACATGGCTTTTGTCATCGGCTTGTCTGGAGATAACACAGAGCCAACGTGGGTGGCAGGTGACTGGTCTTTAGCAACTGCTCGTTCGTGGATAAAAATAACAGCCAGCGTTGCGACGATGAACATCGACTTGTCATCTCCAGCGTATAAGGGCACCATCACGCTGTCTGTCAAATCAATCAGCATCATCAAGGCAACGACATGAATCTTGACGATTTTAAGAAAATTGCACTCGTTGATAAAACCCTGACCGAAAAAACAATTTCTTGGAAAGGGTTTGCCGACGGTAAAGAAAAGGATTTTTCAGCGACTTTTTTTGTTGCAGAAGCGTCGCATTCTACGATGGCTGACGTGGTGAAAGAAGCACGAGACGCGAACGCAGATCCGCGCACGGAGTATCTTTTCATCGCGGCTTACATCCGCAACAAAGACGGCAAACGCATTTTCAGCTACACGGAAGTAGCTGACATGAAGCCGGAAATTATCAACTTGTTATATCCAATAACGGTTGAACAATTTGCGGGGATGCGCGACCCAAAAAAAGCCTCACGCCAGAAGAAGACTTCTGGTGCGAGCTAGTGCTGAATGGCATCGGTGGCCGCACGATTGCCGAAGCCATGCGAGCCATGCCATATGATGAGGTGTACATATGGCAGGCGTATCAGCGTAAATACGGCACGCTGAGCATCGCTCGGCGCGTCGATTATGCAGGGGCGTTGATTTCATACATGCAGGGCAAGACCGCCAAGCCTGAGTCAACCATCGAGGATTTTATGTTTCGTGAAATTGAAGAAAAAACCGATGACGAAATCAACGATGGCGTGTTGGCATTCTTCGGGAGCATGAGCGATGGCAACTGAAATCGGGCAACTATCCGTCAAGCTTCTGATGGATTCTTCTTCGCTCACGACAGGCGCAAAGGCGGCCACTGGCGGCCTGAAAAAGCTTGAGCTTGGTGCTATTGCCACAAGAGCGGGACTCGCGCTGGCAACCGCAGCAGCAGCCGCCACAGCGGCGGCCATCTTCGGCATTGTCAAAGCAACAAGTGATGCAGCCGCAGAGCAGGCACAGCTCGCCGCAGTGCTGAAATCAACGGGGCAGGCCGCAGGCTTTACCCAAAAAAGCCTGAACGACATGGGCGAGGCGCTTCGGAAGAACTCGGCCTTTGACGGCGGCGACATCACCAAAGCACAAACGGCGCTGCTGGCTTTTACCGGCATAACTGGCGAGCAATTCCCCAAGGCGTTGCAGGCGGCGGCGGACATGGCAGCGCGTACAGGGATGACGATTCAGCAGGCATCAGAAACTATTGGTCGTGCGCTTGACGTGCCATCGCAAGGCATGTCAGCGCTCTCGCGTCAAGGGTTTCGGTTTTCGGATGAGCAGAAAAAAGTCGTAGAGCAACTGGAAAAAACCGGTGAAGCAGCAAGGGCGCAAAACATTATTTTAGAGGCGCTGACAGACACCTATGGCGGTGCAGCGAAAGCCGCACGCGACACGTTTGGTGGTGCTCTCGCGGCGCTCATGGCACAGATTAACGACACCATGGAAGGGGGAGACGGTTCATTTGATGCTGCGGCAAAGTCAGTGAATGAGCTAACGAAGACTCTAAACGACCCGAACGTCAAAGCAGGCATGGCATCAATCGTGGCAGGACTGGCAGCCATTACAAGTGGCATTGTTGAGTTCGTTGCGAAGACCGCGAGCGTTGTTGCGCAGGTGCCGGACTTTATCAAATTCCTCTTGGGCTTTGGCCATGATGATTCGATGGGTAAGCGCGTCTTACAAATCGGCGAGCTGACCGCCAAGATTGAGGAGATGGAAAAAGAGTGGGCGGGATTTCAGAAGCCGTCTGACGTGACAATTCAGCTCGGACAGATGCGCACCGAGCTGAGACGGCTGCAAGCCTCTGAGGATGCCTATCAATCAACGCTACGCCAAGAAGAAGCCGCTCAGAAGGCCGCAGCAAAAGCGGCTGCTGATTCGGTTGAGGAAAATAAGCGATTAGCCGCTGCAAAATTAGCCGCTGAAGACGCTGCAAAAATTGCGGCGGATCGAAAAAAAGAAGATGCAGCGCGAGACGATGCTGAAAAGGCGCGGCTGTCTGAAATCGCCAGCATCATCGGAAACCTTGGAGACAGGTACGATGCGCTGGCCATGAGCGAGGCGGATAGCACTGCAAAAAAACTGGAATGGCTGGCGGCGACAGAGCAGCAAATACAGTATGCCCGTGCAATGACGGACGCATTAAAAGAGTGGTCAGATTTTGGTGCATCAAAACCGCTCAATTCAAACGAGATCATCGGCAATGGCCTTGATGAGTTCAAGAGCGACGAAGAAAAAGAAAACGAACGCTATGCCGCACAGCTTGAGCGTTTTACAAAACACCAAGAGGATATGGCGATACAAGGCAAAATATCCGCAACGACAATGGAGGATTTAGAGCGCGTTCATCAAGAAAATTTGAGTAATATCCGCAGGCAGTTCACTGACTCCGACATCAGCAAGACACAATCGGCGCTCGGCTCAATCAGCACATTGATGAATAGCCACTCGCGCAAAATGTTCGAGATTGGGAAAGCTGCCAGCATTGCTAATACGGTCATTGCGACTGCTCGCGGCGTGATGGAGGCATGGTCAATCCCGTTTGTGGGCTGGGCAATGGCTCCTCTGGTAGCAGCCGCCGGTATCGCTCAAATACAGGCAATTAAATCTACAACATTCGGTGGCGGCGGCGGTGGTGTAACAAACACGATGGCCGTCAATGCTGCCTCAACACCCGTTGCCGAGCAGCGCCCGACGCAGCGCACAAATATAAGCCTGCAAGGCGATTTTTTCAGCCGCGATGGTGTAATATCGTTGCTAAATGAGGCGTTCAAAGACGGCTATACCATCAACGGGGCGACAGCATGACGACCATAATATCGCCAGATTTTTACGTTCCGCACGCACAGAATAATAATCCGCAACCGCCATTTCCGTTTTCTCATGCAAGGATTGGCATTGATAGCGTTATCAAGCGCGGGCAGATAACTGCGAGCAGTACAGAGGCGGGATTCTTCGTTGATAATTTGGCCAGCCCATGGACAAGTGAGCGCTGGAAGCCATCGACGATGCCAGCAACGCTCAATTTTTCTTTTGATGCGGCAGAGATTGATTACATCGGCATTGCCGCGCACAACATGGGCGATTTGGGCACCAGCATCAAGGTGGAAGTAACCACGGATGGCGTGACGTTTACCGAGTTGTATGCTGCGCAGGTCGGTGAAAATGTACCGATTATGCTGCTATTAGAATCGTCGTTTGTCAGCGGCCTCAGACTCACGCTAACCGGCACAGACGCGCCAGAATTGGGCGTAGTATATACCGGTAAAGCCTTAGCTATGCAGCGCTGCATCACCAGCGGATTCAAGCCATACAACATGGCCTACGACACTACTATCTACGGTGGCCTGAGCGAAGCGGGGCAATTCACGGCTCGAACGATTCGCAGAAAAGGCATTGATGTATCGGCCAGTTTTAATAGTCTCTCCCCTCAGTGGGTGCGCTCAAATATTCGGCCATTGATTAAAAAAATGCGTTACAGGCCATTCTTTTTTTTATGGCGGCCAGACCTTTATCCGTTCGAGGCGGCATACGTTTTTTGCGACAAGACAGACGCACCAAGTTATTCAAGTTATCAATTCATGACGTGGCAATTTTCAGGGCGCGGGTGGACGGATGATTGATATTGATGATGCAAGTGAGGTCATGGAGTGGGTCGAGTTCTACCAAGACTTCTGCGCCCGCACATTCGGCACTGCACCCTGTATAGCAACACTGGCAATGGGTGGCGGGCAAGAGTGCTTTAACACGCGCCAGACGTGTATAGACCCTGCCAATTACAACCGTGGCACGCTCACGCTCAAGTTGTATCAGCCGCAAGCATACAAGCCGCTTGGCGCTAACTGGCTGCCGATGCTTCGCGGCATCAGCGTATCGCAATCCAGCATCAACCCTATCGGGGCAGATAGCGGCAGAAGCGCTCTAGGCACCCGTGGCGGCCTCACCGTCACGATTCAGGACATGCCTGACAGCGACCGCGTTACTGACCCGTACTTGGCGAATCGCGTCAGTCGCATTCCGACTTACGACCCTGAGACGCTCGCGACATTTTGGACGAAGTGGAGAGCAAGAAACCCCTACTACATCGGGCGCGAAATCCGCTATTGCACGGGGCTAATTGAAAACGGCGAGCTGGTCGATGTTCAGACGAGAAGATTTTTTGTCACCGCATTATCAGGACCGAATGCCGACGGCAAAGTGCAGATTACCGCGCGTGACATTTTTAGCGTTTATGCTGACAAAAATATACAGATTCCGCCAGCCAGCAAGGGGAAATTGCTGGCAGATTTTGGAACAGCCGCTACTACTTTTACGCTAGACCCCGTCGGCATTGGCGCAGAGTATGACGCAAGCGGCTGGATGTGCATCGGCTCCGAGATTTTTGCTTTTACCCGATCGGGTGATGTTGTAACGCGAGGCGCTCAGTACGGAGAGTCCGTTAAAGCAGACCATCAGGCAGGCGACTCCGTGCAGCAGTGTCTGAACATCGTGGCAAAAAACCCCGCTCAGATTATGACGACGGTTGTTAAAGATGTTGGCGGAATACCGGCAGAATATCTTGATGAGGCACAATGGGCATCAGAGCAAGTGAGCTATATGCCTCGCGTTTATTCACGCATGATAGCCAAGCCAGAGGGGCTTGAGACATGCCTTAACAGTATGAGCATGAGCATGTATTTTTATCCGATGTGGAATGACCGCATCGGGAAAATGCAAATAAGAGCCGTGCGGCCTGCTGATAACGACACCATTTATCAAGTCGATGACTTTGCAATCGTAGAGGCGGATAGCGGACAGGTTTCAGACGCAGTTGACCAGCTCGCCACGCAGGTGCATGTGTATTACGGACAGCGCGACCCGCTAAAAGGCGATGAAAAAGAAAACTATGCAGCGCGTGAGATTTTCTTCACTGACGAAGGTAGTCCCGACAAAAACCGCACAGAGACCATTAAGACGATTTTTGCAAAGTGGATCCCCCGCCTCTCGACCGTTCACGCCATCGACCTTGGCGAGAAGATGACTGACCGATATAGCAAAGTGCCGCGAAAATTTGAGTTTTCAGCACCAGCGCGTGCCATTGGTGATATGTGGGTCGGTGATTTTGTCAGCGGAAATATCTGGGCGAATGTTGATGCGTTCGGAACGCGTCGGCCTTTGGCTCTACAGGTGATGAGCGCCACCGTTTCTCGCGCTCGTGACCTGCTGAAATTTTCCGCGCAAGAATTTGTGTTTGACCGACCTGTCAGAGTTGACGAGAAGCAACTGGTCATTGGCGTTGATACAAGAAATTATATTGTCTATGATGAATTTGTATCAATCTATGGCGTGGCTCCAGCCCCGACGGATAAAATACGTCTAACGGTGAGGGCTGGCGTTGTGGTAGGGAGTGCGTCCACCAGCCTGCCTGCCATGCTGATTGATAGCAGAATGGAAGGAACTCTTGAGTTAGTTATTAACGGCTCTCTACTCGGTGCAGGTGGCGCAGGTGGCTCACGCTTGCCGTCATACGCAAATAAAGACGGCAAGGCTGGAGGAGTCGCTCTTGAGGTGCAGGCATCTGGTCTCGCGCCAATTACAATAATTAACAACGGAATATTTGCCGGTGGCGGTGGTGGCGGTGGCCTTGGAGGATATGCCGCAGTAAACCTCGGCAACGCAGGCGGCGGTGGGATGGGTGACATCGGCGGGGCAGCGGGAGACTTGATTGTGCCGGATTATGGATTCCCCGCTCAATCAGGCACATCAGAAAACAGAGGATTGGGTGCTGGGATAAATATCCCTTATGGCGCTGGGAGCAACAACGGCGGCGGTGGTGGCTATCTCGGCGCGGATGGCGAAGATGGCTATAAATATCTGCCGACAGACCCGAACGGCATGGGTGGAGCAGGCGGAAAAAGAATTGTTGGCATTGCCAATGTACTTTTTAATTATGTTTCAAACAACGGCTTAACAAGGGTGAATGACATATGACTTATTCAGTATGGCAATCGTACATCACCAATGGCCTGACCGTACTGTCAGGCGCAACGGTAAGCGTTTTTCACGAGAGCAGCGGCGCTCCTGCTGCTCTTTTCAGCTCACCGTCTGGCGGTAGCATCGGCTCAAGCGTTACGAGCGATTCTTCCGGCCTTGCGCGGTTTTATGTGGCCGCCGGGGTCTATCGAATCACGGTAACGCACGCCACGTTTTCCGCGGAGCATCGACACGTCCGCATCGGAGAGATGGCGGGGGTTGACGATGCTCCCTCAGACGGCAAGCAGTACGCACGAAAAGATGGTAATTGGGAGGAAGTCGAGGATTACAATCTGCCAACAGCGAGCAACAGCGTGCTTGGCGGGGTTAAAGTGGGTAGCGGACTCAGCATTGATGGCGGAGGTGTGCTTTCATCAACGGCAGGGTCTACGTTATCAAACAAGGTCATTGTTACCGAAGGCACTGATTTTGATATCACATTGCCTCTAAACTCAAACATAAAACTGCGACTTAAAAAAACAACGGGAGTTCAAGAAGTAGAATTGTATTTTAAGTTTGATTCTCTGCATAATTGCTTGTGTTACGGCTCCCAGTTTTCAGACGCAGCCGTGGAGACTAAAATATCAATACAAGGCGATACGACAACCGAAAAAAGCACTGACCTTAAAGTTTTCTATAAAGGGAGCCCCGCATCTGACAAGCAATATGTCCAGATGAATCTAGCCTCGCAATCCAATAACAATAAATGGCAATTAACGCTTTTTTGCTCGTACTACACAAGCACCCAGACCAATGTATTTTATCAACTTTCCGCAATCTCCTAAGAGGAAAAAACCATGGCACGCACAAACATTTTAGCAAGCGGCACATCAGCAGCAGACAGCAGTGATGTAGTTGTCAACGCAGGCGAAACGGTAACCCTATCTGCCTATGCTGCTGGTACATTCCCACTTGGCGTACAGCTTTCTGTGATGATGAAGACTACTGGCGGTGCCCAGCCTGTAGGCGTACTGTCGCGGGTGGATGGCGTACAGGCACGTATTGCAGCCCCAGGAACCTACTACATCGCTCGTGGTGAAATCACCACTGCCGTTGGTGTAGACGTGGAGCGTTGATCATGCTGACTCCAATCATGCGCCCAATCCTACAACCTGTACTTGTACCGGTGGATTACGAGTATGGGGATGGAATTAGTGTCCAGCAGATGCTTGCCAGTGGCAGGATTCGCGCATTTTATGACATCCTAGACGTATCTACTCTGTCCCAAGATGCAGCAGGCACTACGCCTGTTACTGCTACCGGCCAGCCGATTGGGCGTGTACAAGACAAGAGTATCTATGGTAAGCACGCTACGCAGATTACGGGTACAAATCGACCTGTTATCCCTGCTGCTGGCTATCGCTTGCGCTCAGACTTTACCGATGACGTACTTGATGCACCTGCACTTGGTGTTGATTGTGATATGTATATCAACACGCCCTACGGGTGGTACAAGTCGCAGATACATAACACGGGTTGGCGACTGCCGCTTGGCGATAGCACGCAGATTATTTGTGCTAATGGGCTTAATGCTGCGCAAGAGGCGGCTATCGGGCGATTCTTTGGTACACCGCGTCAGTTTGCGGTGATGGTTGGAAATAACACAACGGTTAGTAATCTAGTAGTCTATACAGGCGGCGGTACGACCACGATGACGTTTGTTGGAGATAATGGCGTATCGGTAACAAAAGGTTTAAGTGCAGACACTAACTCATCATTTGACCTAACTATAGACGGGCTGACAGCACCGGTTGCTGTTATTTGGCCTGAATCTCTGGTGGGAAACACGCAGTTTAGCCGTTTTTACTGCTACACCAATTCTTTAACTGGAGCAGTGCCTAATTTATACGGCAATACAGCGCTATATGTGTTTGCTTACAACAACAACCAGCTCACAGGTTCGATTCCTGACTTGAGTAATAACTCATCGTTGAGCTTGCTCTATTTAGCCAACAACCAGCTCACAGGTTCGATTCCTGACTTGAGTAATAATTTGGCTCTAACACGCCTAGATTGCTACGTCAACAAGCTCACAGGTTCGATTCCTGACCTGAGTAATAATTTGGCACTAAATATGTTCCAATTTTATGGCAACAAGTTAACCGACTATGCAGGTGGAACCGTGAGTATAACGCTTGGTTCCGTGTATGGCCACGACACAAACACTCTCACACAATCAGCCATCGATGCACTGCTTGCCGCTCTCGTTGCAGCTAATCGCATAAGCGGGACAAGAGTTATTAACCTTAGCGGCAACAACGCATCGCCCTCTCTGGCAGGCTATGCGGATAAGGCGACACTAGTCGCCCGTGGCTGGACTGTGACAACAAACTAAGGGGTGAATATGGAAATTGTAACGCTAATTGCAAGCGCAAATACTGTAGAAGCAGCACGAGCAGCGGCAATCGGTGAAGCTGATTTTGTCTGCGCGTTATCCGAATCCGGCAAGCCGCCTGTTACGCATTATATGAGTAGTGGGGTGCTGTCTAATGCCAGCGTGATTGACGCGCTAGACGGCATTGCTGATATTTATTGGCTAGACGCTGATGATGCACTCATTGAGGCAGGCTTACAGGCGGTGCGTGATGAAACGTTTGATGATTTGTAGTGCGTTATTACTGTCAGGCTGCGATTTATTCGACAACCCTGTGCCGCCTCCTGAGAAAAAAGAGGCGGTTATTCTGCTTGAAGTCACCGATGACTTGCCGCGTGGCAAGTATGGCGAGGCATCTATAGCTAATGGGCTTTGCACGGTCAAAATTAGCCGAGAATCTTACCCAAGATGTATCACACACGAAGTGATGCACTGCCTCGGCTGGCAGCACGACAACCGACCTAACACGGAATATTGTGATGAATACTGAGACTGAGATTGCCCTGCTAAATCAGAAAGTTGAGCAGCTTGAGCACAAGATAGATAAGCTATCCTCTGACGTGGAGGAACTTGTAGAAGCATGGAATGCGAGTCGGGATTTTCTGAAGGTCGTGAAGTTTATTGCGACGATCAGCACAGGATTAATTGCTATTTTTCTGTTTGTAAAAACAGGATTTACAGGTGCGGGCAAATGAAAATATCAAAATACTTCACGCTGCACGATGCCACTTATTCTGCTACCGCTGAAGCACGCAAGATTGATAATTCACCTAATGACATTGAACTAGCCAATATCAGAAACACGGCTGAATCTCTTGACTCTGTGTGGGATCTACTTGGCTATCCTGTGCAGGTCAGTAGCTGGTTCCGCTCTGCTGCGCTGAATAAGGCCGTTGGCGGCAGCCGTACTAGTTCTCACCTTTCAGGGAAGGCGGTAGATTTTAGCTGTCCGGCTTTCGGGACAATCGAAGAAGTTTGTAAAAAGATTTCAGAAAGTAATCTACAATTTGACCAGTTAATTTTTGAGCAGAATGGCAGCAAGCAATGGTGCCACCTTGGCTTTGGTTACAGGATGCGAGGCCAAGTGCTTTCTTGGTCTCCGAAACGTGGCTATAAAAATGGGATTATGCGGTTATGAAACTGGTAAAGAACTGGCACAAGAAATGGTCTGTCTGGTTACTGGCAGGCGCTACTAGCTTAGCGGGTATGGAGCAGTTTCTCCCGCAACTCCAACAAGTCCTGCCTGCAAACTGGTATCAGTATGCGTTCGTGTTGATTCTGGCTGCTCGCATGATTCAACAGGCAGGCCAAGATGATTGATAGACTCGCGGTAACCGCACTGGCGATTTTCGTTTTGCCAGTGCTTCTTTTTTTCGTTTGGGTAGCGATACTGCTGCGAGTGTTGAGATATGACAATAACAGCTAAAATTGCGTTGATAGCCTTCTTGTCGGGGCTGCTGCTCGGGCTTGTGACGATGAAAAAAGTCAGCGATCACACGATACAAAAGATTGAGTATCGTTATGCGATGGAGAAGCTAGCCGCTGAAAAGAATGCACGCGAAAAACTGGCGGCTGAAATCAATAAATCAAATGAGGTCATTGCAAATGCCAAAGCTCAAACTGATGCTGCTATCCGCGCTGCTAATCGCAGTGGCGAGTCTGCTAGCCGGTTGCGCATCGCGCTCAATAACCTGCGAGCCAGTGCTGAAGCTGCCGCTCCCCGAGAGTGCCAGACAGCCAACAGTTCCGTCACTATGCTCACCGACATGCTCGGACGGATGGAGGAGCATGGTCGAGAACTTGCTATCGAGGCCGACAAAAGAGGAATAGCTGGGGCGGCTTGTGAGGCTATTATTGGTCGGTGA